AACAAAACTGGACTGATGATACTATTATTTTAGAATTTGGATTTTATGTAAATAATAATGGAGATAGAACTATTAATTTACCAATTAGTTTTAAACATGAGATAAAACAATCAACAGGTTTAGCAGGAAAATCTTTAAAAACCAATTCGGGAATGTGGACTACCGGTCAAGGAGGAAACCCAGCACAGGTCGCATCTACCCGACAATATCCAGGTTGTTCAGCACCGGGATTTGATCCAGGATATAACTATAAATTAGCAGGAGGAGCACAAACAGCGTATAATGTATTTGCTTATGAGGACATCACAACACCAGGAGTATTTACAGGACCAGCATTAAATACTACATCATATACAGGGCTCGTTCTTTGTAAATCCACAGATGCAGGAGGTATAGGATTAAGAGTTGAATATCCAGCCGAGAAATTTCCATTTACCCCAGCGGATCTCATGAATGGACGAAATACAGAAATAGCACAGGGTATGGGTATATACTTAAAAGGCACTAATATAGCAGGAGCAATAGCACCAGAATTAATTGGTATAGTTAATTATATAGGAACACAACCAGGAGGTGGCGACAGATTATATGTTAGGTTTGTAGATCCATGGCAACCAGCCGTTTCATGGAACGCTTTAAGTGGCTTACTTATTGTTTCAACAAATATAGCCGATGCTGGTTTTGATGATAAATTAGAAGCGAGATATGGATATAGTGCAAACCCCGCAAATACAAGTCAAGGTTTACCTAATGCTACACAATATAAACCCGGAGCACGAATTGGTATTGGATTATATAATCAATCATCACCTTATCAAAATGTTAATGTGCCACCAGCCCAAGCCACCGCACAGCAGGGTATGGATATTAACAGATCACGATTAAATGGTGGAGCGTTTTTATGGGAAACGACAAGATGTTTCTCAGCAGTTAATACTACTCAAATACCCGAATTAGGGTGTTATGATGACAACGCCGGAGGAGGAGCAAATGGTGCAAGACAAACTAACACTTTTGATCTAAGAAATTATAAAGATAATGCACCTTATATTCTTGTAAGTCCAGAATACTCCGGACCACAACCAACGCCAAACGGCAGGGACATGAGTCCGGAATTACAACCTATGACCGCTTATGTAATAATCAAAGCCGGAAATTCTTTTGAAGATGTTAATAATTTGGCAGAAGCATTTAGTTCGGCTTTTCATTCGATTAATCCATTATTAACAGGACAAGGTAATAAACTACAAGAATATATTAATAATGCTGTATTTCCATTTAATAAGGCTAATAATGTATACCCGTTAACAAGTAGAGGTTATTTTAGTGAAGTAGAAGCCATAGATGTAGCGAACCCACCATATTATCCAAATTATACAAATACAACTGCTGCACTTTGGAATAAAGTAAGTCCTTTATGGATTGGTAATTTAATGAAATGTGTGCCGTCTAATATTATTAATCAACCAAATTGGAAATATCAACAAGCATCACCTTATTTTTATCACCCCCAACAAACTACGGATTATTTAAAAGTTGGTGATCAGGGAGATTGGCAGTGGAATAACTTTATATATGGAAACATGGGAGTAAAAAATTATGCTAAGTGTCATGCGGGAGATAGATTTATTAGATGCGAATGTTGGGACGGAAACACGGCACTAAATCCACATCGAGATATACCAAGACCAGTAATATTAAATACTCAATTAAGAAATCCAACAGCACCTATTGTAGTCCCCGGACCACCTACTGCACCCGGATCTCCACCAGTGTTTCAATTCAAATCAACAGAAATAAAACAGTGGGAAACTATTTTCACTAATATTAATTATGAAATAACACCTTCCAGTGTTGCAGCAGGAGCAGATAAATATGCTAACCTCGATAGAATTCAAAAAGCATTTAGATATAATGAAAAATATCAAGTCACTAATCCGGAAGCCATAAATGGTTATGCTAATCAAAATACTCAAAGTTGGTGGACTTGGGAAGCGGATTTAGGTATGTCTGACGGTAATAGGCAGATGAATGATTTAACAACTACAAGAAATTTAATAACACCAATTCAAACTAATTGGATAAGTGAAGCACCTCCTTCGGCTCTTGCTGTTGCTGATAATCCAGGCGGAACAACTACCGGAGGAACGATTACACCGTCTCAATCATTTTTAGGACAAGGCGGAGAAATTAATTATCAAGGAGCACGAGATAGTGGTCGTATACAAATATATTCACGATGGTTTGAAGAATACAGTAATCCATCTTTAAATAGTAATGTGCCTTTTGGAGCACCACTTAATAGTCTTGAAAATCCAACAAATACACCAATTGGAGCACCACCACTAGTCCCAGTGCCCTCTGCTTTTTGTCAAATAAAAGATGTGAACGGTGATTGGTTATATCCGGGAGGTATCGAAGAAAGTAGAAAACGAAATATTGGTGTTATACCATATCTATATAATGATGCTAACGGAGTAGGTCATTTCTTATGTGCTTTTGTTGTTGCAAGAGATTACGAAGCAAGACCAGCCTTATTACCAGTAGATCCTGCTCCAACCCAAGAAGCCTCAGGAACAGCATCATGGGAATTAGGACAATTCTTTTGGGGTGATTTTTTCGGGTGGAGTCCTAATTTTGGATATGATAGTCCCGCATGTCTTCCAATGAACCCCGACCAAATTGCTAATCAAATAAAAGTGCCGGGAGATAGCACAACACCGGGTCCTCCGCCCGTTCTCGTCCCAGGAACTCTTCCAGCCGAAAAATGGAGTTGGAATAATCAAAATTATTCATGGGTGGGTGCTAATGATGCTATCATGACTTTTGATAATCAAAAAAATAGATTTTCCTTAACGGGATTGTATACAGCAACCACTCTTGCTGCCGTAAATTTACCAAAAGGTCTTGAAGGTGATTCACCTCAATTAGGAGAAACAATTGCCACATTAAATACAGATCAAGCGGGAGCAACTAATTACCAACCAATGCCAGCCTTACCTGTATCATATAGTCTTAATAATCAAGGAGTTCAAGATAGCACAACAGGTGTATTTCTTAATAATATATATTTTGCTCCTAAAAATTGGACGCCACCAACAACTATTAATCCACAGAATTTATATAATCCTTATGTTGGAAAATTAGATCCTACAACAACAGGCGGACAAGCCGGAACATTAACATATAGAAACGATACAACAGTAAATCGACTAGAATTTTTAAAAGATTTAACTGAGGCAACTGCTGATAATTGGCAGGGTAATTTAATGGATAAAATGGGATTTGATTATAATCAATTAATACCTTCTTCGGGAGAACAAGATAATAGATTTTCAGTATTTACTTATGGACGTGAAGATTTAGAATTTCAAAATGAAGGAACTAAACCATTAATGATGAATAGTGAAACTGATGTGGCAGAGAATTTATTTGTTAATATTTATGTTGACAATATACCACAAGCACCATCGCCAGCACCTTCTAATAATACTGGAACACCATTATATCAAAATGGTTTATTAAATAATGAACCATTAAATCTTGGTGATGTTGCCTCAGTTAGACTTACTGCTAATAGAATACCTACATTATTCGCATGTCCTTTTTATCTTGTCATCAGTGATATATGCCCGACGCAATTTCAATCAGGATCACAAAAACAAGAATGTATATTTTACGGTTTAAAGAACTATGGAGCAGGACAATACTTTTATGTATTTGGTAGTAGTTATTCACAATTAATAGATACTGCAAGAACCATAACAACTATAACAACAGAAATAAGAAATCCATTAACAGGAAGACTCGCTCGATTAAGTAAAAATTCATGTATTATTTACAAGATTGAAAGAGATATTATATTACCCGGTATCACGACAGATGCAGTGGGTCAACCTATAAATGAACCTGCACCAGTTAAAGTTAATAATGACTTTTCCTCGATGGAATCAGAATTAAAGAAATTAGTAGAAGGTGAAAGAGGTGAAAGATCATTATTATCAACATTAATTAAAAATGAAAGTAAAGAGAACACTAAAATTAGTAATAATACAGGATCTATGTATACAGCATTAAAGAAAGATCTAAAAAAACATTCAGAGCCAATACGAGTTATAATTAATAATCGTGATAATACTGATTTTGGTAAAAAAATGGGAGAAACAAAAGAAACAAAAGAACCCGGAGGATTTATACCTAATAGTTTGGATATTAGAGATTTACATGAAGATTTAATAAAATTAGTAGTTCAAAAGGCTCTCGTAAATTTTCCTATAACATCGGGTGTTGGTGGTAATATACAAAATGCGTCATTACTAAGAACAGGTGTAATGAATGCTTTGGAGAGATACTCTTATCAAATACAAAGAATTTTATCAGGTGCTGATGAGGGAGAAGCACAGGCAGATATAGATGAAATGATAGAAGAAATTAAAGATGATAACTTATTTCTTGGAGTAAGAGGACAAATAATAAGAAAGAAAGCAAAAGGGAAAACTAATATATTTGCTGATGCTGATTTATTACAAGCATTAAGCGTTGACGCGATAGAACAGAACGGTGCAGGTATTGGTAAATTATTGGGTATGGGTTTGAAAACAGGCGGTTTGAGTATGGAAGGGAAAAATGAAGGTAGCACTTTACAAGAATTAGCACAACAAACGAAAGATGTAATGAAAGATTATAAGTCAGTTAAATATATAGCAAAAAGAACAGGACAAGACGAGAGCATGGTTATTGCTGCACAACAGTTAGCAACTCGTATAGCAGGAGAAGATGGTCTCGATTTAAAAAAATTAATGAAAGAAGCCGAAAGAAACCCTGCTCTATTTATAAGAAGTATTAGTGGTGATCAGGATCTAAGTAATCAGGCAATGGAATCCTTTAATAGGAACATGTCTGATGCTGATAAAAAAAGTAGAATTGCTTTATCAAAACCAAAACCAGTTCAGGGTGAAACAAAAGAACAAGTAGTAAATACAGAAGGTCCTGATATTGATGTTTAGTTTTTTTATCTTATACTATATAAAGATGGATAAAAAACTAACACCTGTATTTGGTAGAGTGGGATCAAAAAGAAGCCTTAAAAATAAAATATCGAGGCTTTTTCCAAAAGATTATGACAGATATGTTGAACCTTTTATTGGAGGTGGAGCAGTATTTCTTAATACACCATTGGTGGGTCATACAAGTGCTATAAACGATAAAGACAGAGAATTAATTAAATATTGGAAGATGTTGAAAAGAGGAGTCGGAGGTAATAAAGAATACTATAATAGTGGTAATTTACAACAATTACAATCATGGTATAATTCAACTCCAAAAACTGACATTGGAAGACTTACAAAATTTATATTAAAAACATCGAACACATTTGGAAGCAAAGGCTGGGGTAAATTATACAAAGAAAGCAACCCTTATGCTAAATTAAAAAAGATAGACGATTTTAAAGATAAACTAAAAAATACAACAATAACGTCAGGAGATTATAAAGCAGTCATGAGAAGATATAATAATTCAAAAACATTCTTTTATTTAGATCCACCTTATAGTGTTGCAGGTAAATCAAAAGGCGATAATGCCTCTTCATCTGTATACAAAGAAAGTGAATTTAATGTTGAAGGTTTAGTATCATTCTTAAAAACAATAAAGGGTAAATGGTTATTATCACTTGAAGATAGTGCAAAAGTAAGAAGACTTTTTAAAGGTAATAAGATTCGAGGTCTAACTACTGGTGGCACAGGAAATCTTAATGTGGGAGCGAAGAAAAGAAAAGAAGTGTTAATTAGTAATTATTAAACATACTAAAATAATAATATTAAAAAAGGGTATATTCTCTTTTTTAATATTTTAATGGATAATCGTATTTATGTGAATTTACCCCTAATAATAATTTAATGCTTTCCAACATTTTAAATGTGTGGTTCTTTTCTTCCAATCCTTACGATTAGATCCAAACTTTCTATTTGGAAATCTTCGTAAGGGCTTATCACATATAGTGCACTTTTTTTTATGGTGCACATCTTTTTTTTCGTAATCTATGAATTTATTTTCAGTTGACATGTTATAATATTACTATATATTTTAATTTCCTAAACCAAACTTGTTATATTCTATATTTATTGTATGTTTTTGTTATCTTCTACTTATTAGAGAGGTTAATATAGTATAAATCTAACATAAATAATATTATTTAGTCTTGTTTTATGGGTTAATTTAGTTATATGCTCTTATTCTCTCTAATAAAGATATAATAAATCTATCATATAACAAAACTATCTATAACCGGGTATGTTCTTTAAATACCATTTATGATTACGCTTGATAATATCACCATTTTTGTAAGCATGATGATATAAAGTCCACTGTCTTTCTGTGGATAATTTATTAAAGCATTTAATATCACAATATCCTAAAAATTTACAGTAATAAGATGGATCAGTGCTGGCGTCATCTCCGGGGCTTTCTTCGTATTCGGTATTACAACCACAACAATTAAAAGAGTTTGTATTCATTTATATATAGGTGTTAGATAATTATTTAAAATTAAAATCTCACACTATATTAAAGATGGATAAAACAAACACAAAAAACGATACTGAGAAGATGAAAAAGATTATAAGAATTAAGAACTGTTATAAGAATGAATTTGATGAAATAATAAGTTTAGGGAATAAAATGGGGTTTGCTAAAAGAGATATAGAAAATAACCCTGAGTTATTATTACATTTCTTTTATTCATGGTTGGATATAACTAAATAATTATAGTTTAGTTTTATGTTTAATATTTAAAATTAAAATCTAACCTTATATAAATGGAACAATTAAAAGAACAAATTCAAGAACATCGTAAAATCTCAAATAATAGTTTAAATGTTTATACTAAAAATCTCTCTAAACTCGCCAAAACAATTACTGGGAAAGAATGGAAAAATGCCAATTTCTTAAAAAAATATGATGAAGTTATTAAGTCATTGGAAAGTAAAACAGCATCAACAAGAAAGAATTATTTAGCATCTATTCTAGTCGGTATATCACCAGAAGGTCGTGGTAAATATAAAAAAGGGTTCGATAAGGTTGCGGAGAAATACACAGACTATTTAACTACACAAGCAAAGGCTTATAATGAGAGCGTCATGGAACAAAAGAAAACAGCAAGAGAGAGTGGTAAATGGACTACAATGAAAGCATTAATTAAAGTAAAAAATAGTTATGCGAATAGTATTAAAAAATTAGGATATACACAAAAATCTAATGAGTTTAGGAAAGGTAAGGAAAAAAGACATAGAGAATTATTACAGAAATATTTAGTAGCATCTCTATATTTATTAAACCCTCCCCGCAGAAATAGTTATGCCAATATGAAAATGATAAGTAGTAAAGATTTTAATGATCTCTCCAAAGATGACAAAGAAAAGAATAACTATTTAGTAATAGTTAGTCGTAATAATAAATACTTTCATTTTGCCGATTATAAAACAAAAAAAGTTCATGGTATACAAAAGATTAAAGTTGATAAAGACTTAAATAGTGTTTTAAATTTATGGAGAAAGTTTAATGATACAGAACATTTATTATTAGATAGTAGAGGTAAAAAGTTATCGACTAATGGATTAACTAAATTTCTTTATAAAGTATTTGAACCAACAGGTAAAAAAATAAGTTCGACCATGATAAGACATATATATTTAACAGAGAAATATGGTGATGAAAGTGGTTATAAAGAGAAAAAGAAAGATGCTGACAAAATGGGACATTCGGTCGATACACAACAAAAAGTTTATGTAAAAAAAGAATAGTTTAGTTTAAATACTATTCTCTAAAAATTAATTAAAAATAAATTAATATCTATGGTTATAATAAAAGAATGGCTAACGCATGGATCACACACCTCAAAGCATTTTATGCTAAAAACAAATCAAAAATGTCTTATACTCAGGCTATGAAGGCTGCAAGAAAGACTTATAAACCCGTAGGAAAAACAACTACCAAAAAGAAAGGTAAACAAACAAAGAAAGATAAGATGGACGAATCAAAAGGAATGAAAGGTCAAAAGAAAGGGACTACATCAAAATCAAATAAAAACTTTGAAGAAGGCGATGAAGAACCCGCAAAACCTAAAAGACGAAGACGCAAAAAGAAAACTACTAAATAAGTATCATTAAGTATAAACTACTTAAACACTATTTATCTTATATATATATAAGATGAATACAACTGAACTAACAATAAACGAGATTGCTTTTGATTTAGAACACCCAGTGCATAATTTATACACATGTGCGAATTGTGCTGCAATATTAAAATCCAAACAAAAATATAATAAAAGCCAAAAAGGTAAGGAGCGAAAGAAGGCACAAAATCGTCGATATTATTATAAAAAGAAATTATCTAACATTATAGTAAATGCCCTACAAGATCAAAAAGAACAAGAAAAAATACCAGTTATACAACTTGACAAAAAAGACTTTGCTGAAAACACTATATAAAAGTAAACAGACCGCTATCAATGCGGGATTAAATTATATGAGATATAGGGGGGAGAAAGGTTATGTAAAAGGTAATCAAATTTTAGTTAAGAAATAATAAGTTCTTATAGTATAAATGTATACTATAACAACTTACTCAAAAAACAAAGCAATTAAATTGGGAGTGACAATTAAACGATCAACAAACAAAAAGAAGAAGTTAGATGTATTTAAAAAGGGTAAAAAGATAGCAAGTATAGGAAGCATATCATACGGCGATTATCCAACTTTTATTAAATCACTAGGAAAAGCAAAGGCTGATATTAGGAGAAAAGCATATAAAAAAAGACATGAAAAGAATAGACATGTCAAAAATAGTAATGGTTTTTATGCAGATCAAATACTTTGGTAAGTATTAAGTAGTTTATACTTAAACATTATTTTATATATATATATATATAAAATAATGGCTAACTATGAAAATAAGACATTCTTGAAACACGATGATTATATGACCCCTAAGTCCGCATGGGAAGATATCAAACAATACATACCAAATGATAAACAAATTTGGGAAGCATTTTACGGCAACGGTGATAGCGGTAAATATTTAACCGAATTAGGATTTAATACTATACATGAAAAGATAGACTTTTTTGAAAATAATAAAGGCGAAATCGTTGTAAGTAATCCACCCTTTACATTAATACCGAAGATATTAGAGAGATTAAAATTATTAAATAAACCTTTTATTTTAATTATGCCTTCATCGAAGATAAATACACAATATTTTAGAAAACTATTTCATGATACTCACGATCCAATTCAAATTATTATACCAAAAAAAAGAATTCAGTTTCAAAAATTAGTAAACGGTAAAGTGCCAAAAAATTGGAAAAACTCATGTGCCTTTGATTGTTTTTATTATTGTTGGAAGATAGGATTGGATCACGACATTACTTGGATAAAATAAAATCTCTATTAATATAAATGAATACTACATTAACACATACGACAACTGAAATTATACCTGATTATCTTGCCATAACAGGTTGGGCTTTATTTTTATTAAGTGAAGCCATGCCTTTTTTAAAAAAGAAAGAAACATTTAACGGATTATTACATACTATAATATGCTTAGCAAATGGATCTAAATGTATGGCTGAAAAAGCATTATTAAATATCGAGGGTAATAATCCATAATCATATTTATTAAGGATATAACCAAAAATGTAAATTTACCCCAAATATTTTTATACACTAAAATTTAGTATATAAAAATTTAAAAAAATGATTAAGTTATATAACACTTATTAATACTTAAAGATATGTCAACACTAAGATATATAAGATGGATACGACTGAAATAAGAAAAAAGAAACTTATTATTAAAAAGACCTGGAAAGTTAAGAATATAACAAAAGAAAAAAGTTCTAAAAATATTATCTCAGACTATAATATAAAAGACATGGAAAATGATCCGTTATTTAATAATTTGAGATATGATGGAAAACACTGGGGAGTAAAATGGTATGGTAAAAATAAAAATTACCCCGATAGCAAACCTATCCACATTATGGGAAAATACATTAAGAAACCTTATATAATCGTTCATAGCAATTATAAAGGTAAAAGAATATGGGCGGTAATGAAGAAGAGTAAATTTATAACCATGTTAAGTAAAAACAGGGTTTTATTTGAAACTCTTTATGAAGATTACCCCCGCCGTTTATACATAGACATAGATGGTAAAAGCGAAGCATGTTTAAGCGAAACTAAAACTATTTTAAGGAAGATATACGGACAAGATGTTAAAATGAGTATATCAGGATCACAGGGTATTAAATACGGTAAACCGTTTTGGAGTTATCATATAATATTACCAGATATAATTTTTAAAGATTTACAGGAAATGAAAGATAGTAAATTTATTAACTGGTTAGAAGCCGAAACTAATAATATTAACTGCATAGATACAGTAGTTTATAAACGATACCAACAAATGAAAGGTTTTAATCAGGGTAAAGATATTAAAACCAAAAGAATACAGAACATAATAGAAAATCCAAATGAAGAAGAACATATAATCCAAGTATTTAATAAAGAACCAAATGCTATGAAATACGCAAGTAAATATTTACAATACATTAAATTTGAAATCAAAAAGATAAATTTAACTGCACATAAAAAAGGTAAAAAATGCGGTATTAAAACATTTACATTAAAACATATCAAACCGTTTAGCGATGATGTTAAAAAGCCTAATATAGATTTTGAATTAGATGACGCATTTTATATATTAAAATGTATACCAAACCCTATTGGGGATAATAAATTAGGTAGAAGAATAATGTATTGTTTATTAAACTGGTTTGCGGGCGAAGGCGGATCTTTTAAGCAATGGCAAGAATGGGAAGAACCACACATGCGAACAACACCACAAACAGAAGCGGATTTTAATAAAGCAATACCTAATAAGAAAGAAAAAAGGAAACGATGGGGTAGATTAAAAGTTCAGCATTTATTAGAACAGTTTTACGGTAATATACCTAATAAAAGATTTGAATTATTTAAGAAACAATTTATTAAAAATAAAGATGCGAACACCATGGTTAAACAGATGTATATCGAGGATAAACATATTAATAATAATAAATACCAACTTATGAAATTAGGTATGGGAGCAGGTAAAACATACAGGGTTATCGAATGGTTAATAAAAGAAAAAAAGAAAAATCCTAATATACGGGTATGTTGGATAACAAACCGTATCACCATGGCGTTAAATTTAATGGGTAGATTAAACGGTAATAATGAAAGTAAGTATAATTTAGAATTTGATAATTATAAAACAATAGGGGAAGATACAGGGTTAACAGGTATAGCAAGATCTAACTATCGAAGAAATCAAATAAAAGAACATGTAAAATGTTTAGTTATAGAATTAGAAAGCCTACACTTATGTAGCGGAAGAAAAAATGATTATAACACTATGTATGATGAACCCTCCGCATCATACGATATTTTAATAGTAGATGAAATAGAAAGCGTATTTAATGCTTTTAGATCTGATGCAACGCATAATGCTAATTATGAAAAGAATTATTTAACATTTGAAAGATTAATGAAAGAAAGTAAAAAGGTTTTTTTAATGGACGCTTATTTACATTATCGAACGATGAATTATGTTAAAGCATTAGAACCATGTAAACAAATTAATTTAATATGTAGAGAAGAAAAATATGATAAAATCCATAAAACCATAAATACACATCAGGGGTTTTATACATGGTATAATTATTTAAAAGATGATATTAATGAAGGTAAAAAACTTTATGTATTTTATCCATTTAAAACTGGTAGGGGTTCAGCGATGAAATTAAGTATAGATGAATTAAAGCAACGATTATTAAATAATTGTCCGGCGATTAAAGATGAAGATATTTTAGTTTATCATGGCGATAAAAATAAAGCAAAAAAAGCCTTAATAAATTGTTCGGAAGTATGGAAAAAAGCAAGAGTAATTATAACTAATAGTTGCATATCAGTAGGGGTTAATTATGAATATGATGATTTTGATAAAGTTTATTTAAGTTATGATGATTTACTTAATCCAAGAGATGTTATACAATCAAGTTTTAGGATAAGAAAAACAAAAGAGCAAATAATAGAATTTTATAAATTTCCTAATTTAGGTAAGATTATATGTAAATCACAGGGGCAATTATACGAACCTAATCCTATTAAAATACCTAATATATCTTATGAATCAACCTCAGAATCGTTTTTAATCATGCGGGATTTTTTATTAGAAGAATATAATGCGAAATCCATGAATACATTAAAATTATATTTTGATGAAACGGGGTATGAAATGAATAAAATCTGGATCGTAGATAATAATGAAGCATATGATTATAAAGATTATGACAAATTAAAAGATGGATTAGGAATTTGGGACTGGTTAAATATAACCAAAATAGATAAAAAAACCATGGAACAAAAAGAAGGAAAAATATTTAGTAATACATCAACCATAGATGATACTTTACAGGTAAGAAAATTTTATAATGATACGCAATTTATTAAAGGTAAACCTATATGGGAAGATGATAAATTTATAGGTATGGATTGGGAAGGGGCAGATATTATCAAAGAAGAATATTATAATAAACCACAATTAAGAGATGGTATGAAAGAATTAATTAAAGGCGATCCAATATTAAACATGGCGTTAAATTATAATAAACTATACAGTTTAGAAGATGACAAAATAACTTATCATGAAAATTACGGAGATGTAGAAGCACATTTTACATATAATAATAAAGTTTTATCGAATGAAGATAAAGATGCGATAGCGGAATTTATCCATATACCAAGACTAGGAAGCATAGGTAAAGCACATAAAAAGAAATTTATAACACAATCAGACTATATCATAAAGAAACAAATCATAATATTATTTTTTGGAAGAAACATTATGATAGAAAGAAGCAAATGGAAAAATAGAAATTTAGGGGAAATTTTAACAAAAGACATGTTCGATCATTACCTAAATTTTAATAAGAATATAGTAAAATTTAAAAATTATAATCATCATAGGATTTTAAAAGGTATAAAAAACTATAAAAATGATAAACATCGTAGATTATTAAGTAATCAGGCTATGTTTTTGGATATGTAATTATCTATTAGATGGTTTATTACCTGCAACATCACAAAATATATCACACTGTTTGAATGATATAGGTTTTACTTTAATTTTTTCTTCCGCTTTTTTTAATACTTTATTTAAAGTTTTTTCACGGTCTTTTAATTTAGTTTTAGATCTGGTATTTGCGGAAACATATTTTATAGGTTTAATTGGCATTTATTTATAGTGAGAAAATAATATCTCACTATAAATAAAAGGAATGAGTATAATATATTTATCTTCAAACAATCAACGTCCACAAAATTTTACGAATAATTTTCCGGCTCAAATCAATTTGGGATCTAATGCAGAGGTTAGTTTAATTGGTTATAGTGGAAATCTAAGAGGTGAACCAACCACAGATGGTCCGGTAAGTATTACAATAACCGAAGGAATAAATGATACATTACTATTTTATCATGGTAAAGTCCAAGCCGGCACAGCATTAGATCAAATCTATTATTTACCTCAAACAATCAAAGTTAAACCGGGTGTGTATACCCCAGCAGGATTAGCAACACAATTACAAATTACATTAAACTATACAGAAAATTTAGACCAGTTTAGGGGAGCATGGACTGCATCTTACGATACCGTAGCAAATCCGGGAAAGATCACTATCACATGTGGTAAGATGAGAGCCAAACCTAATGCAGGAGCACCCGATGGTTGGATAGCATATAACACTGGTATAGAGCAAACATCGACGGCTTTGTTCGATACTTTAAAACCGTTTGTTGCAGGATCAACCAATTGCAGTTCTTTTATATGTAAAGATCAAGCATTTACAGGCGACGTTGTTTCACAGGCAATTGGTTCTACGGTTGGTAGTATTGGTATGGAAATATCATTTACAACTGTTGGTTTGGGCTACGATCAATGTCGTTTTTCATGTGGTTATTTACCAGTTAGCAACGCATGTAGAGCCGAGGCAGATGGTTTACCAACATCGACGACAGGAGGTAAAATTAAATTAGATTTTAGCAAACCAATTGACGAGGAAGATTTTGCGTTAACAACTAATTTAGTAGGTGAAAGTATAGGTAATTTTGCTTTGGGATTAGTCATTAGAGAAGACGGACAAATAGGTAAAATTGTAAATAGAACGGGGAGAAAAGAAGACCGAGTTATTACATGGACTGCTACAAATTTAGGCGGACCGGGCTTAAAGAAATTAGGAATGTCGCCAAGATATTCAGCAAATTATCCAGTAATGGAATTCATGTGTGATATAGGTGCTGGTTGGGTATCATTAGGAACTCAGGCTGTTAACATAGCAACCACAGGTTTTAACTTATATAGAATAGGTAATTTAAATTGTGGTGTTGTTGTTGATCCTGATTATATTGATGATGGACTCTCGCCAGCCGGACAATTAGCCGTCGATATTAAAGCAGAAACCTCTCATGAAGCAACTGGTGCTTTTTCGGCTGCAAGCGAGCCTTTCTACTTAGGCTTTCAACCTTATCCAAGTGAAGGGTCTGATAATACCAGTATTACTAAAAACCTTATAGGAATACCTAAACTACAAGATACGGTTAACGCATTAGGTAGCACATTAGGATTTTTAACTAATAATGTTGAAGTATCACAAACAGTGACAGCAACACCAGGAATTATAAGTGACGATCAATTAAGTCAAGTTTTACAGGAAGATGAATTAACACCAATAATTATAACATGTCCTGATTTAGGAGCAAGAGGTTATATTGGAATGGGAGGTGGTGGCGGAACTGAAACTCAGATTTTAGGCGTTGCTAATATTACAGGTTTTAATTTAAATAAAAATTGTTTTAGTGGAGAGGTTGGAGAGAATTGGATTAAACTGCACAACGATCACCCAATTAATTTAACACAATTACAAATAATATTAAAGGATAGTGAAAATAGAGAAATCCAATTCTTAGAACCTAATTTTAATGTATGGTTAAAATTTAAATGTGATGCCCCTGTTTGCGGACATAAAGAAACATTAACAATTGGTAATTATAGCCAGAGTTATTAGTTTAGTTTATTATAACATTTTTTATAAGATTTTTTCTTATAAAAAATTATCTAAGTCTATTATAAATGAGAAAAGCGTTTAGTAATGAAAAATCTATTTTGGAAATTAAGCCAATTGACGAACTCCCAGACATGCCACTAATACCCGAAGGTATAACCCCTGTTGAAAAAATTAACTATAAACACGACGAGGTATTTGTTAATAAGACAAAGAATAATATTAAATTATCTATAATTAAGGAAGATGAAAACGAATTGGTATCGGAGAAGCAAGTCAATCAAGATGTGGAGAACCATGCGGAAAGTATCGAAGAAAAACCAGTTAAAAAAGGTAGAGGTAAACGAGGAAAAGATAAAAAACCAAGAGTTAAGAAACCCCCTACCGAAAAGCAATTAGCACATCTGACAAAAATCAGAGAACTTTCTCGCCAAAAAAGAGAGGCTAAGAAATTAGAGAAGATCAGAATTAAGAAAGAAATAGATCAAAAAGCGGAATATAACACAAGTAAAAAAAGAGAGGTAGTTATACCAAAAACAAAACCTATCGCAATTAAACCTAAGAAAAATAAAGATGATGATTATAAACAGTTCTTTAATCTTATGGATAGATATGAAGAGTATAAAGAAGAGAGAAATAAGGTTAATAAATTAAAGGTAAAAGAACAACCACACCCCTCTAATAGAGTTATTACAGAGAGAGATAGACCTAAAAGACCTATTAATCATGTGTTAAGAAATCCTCCAAAAAAGCATACTAATCCTTATGATGTTTTTTTTAATTATTAGAATAAAACAAAAAAGGGGTAAAAACACATAAAGCCTTTTTTTAACATAAATGACGAAAATGTGAATTTACCCCTAATTAGTTATATGATATATTTATGATATAACTAATTTAGTAGGTTTTTTAATCAAATCTTACAACAAATTTTCCATCATTAGACCTTTCATACTCATTTAAAGGTTTTTTATAATTTCTCCAATTACTATTCACCTTTTTAGCAGGTCTATTTTTCTTTTTTACAATATCAATTGGAGCATCTTCTTTTAACTTATAGTAATAATCAAAGGTGTCATCTTCTCTTGAAATGGCACTCATCTTATAAAAGGTATTTCTTTGGTATTGTAATGCTGAAGTTATCACTAAATCTTCTTTAACATTTATAGGATCAACCTTTTTTTTCATTCTCTTTTTAAAAAAGTATAAATTACACCACTGTTGTTTTACTCGATGTTTCTGTTTTTTTTTAATTTGTAATATTTTATCTGGTATTAAAAACTCTTTTCCATTAATATACATTTTAGATTCGATACTCATATATAGTAAGTTTAGATTATTTTTAAAGATTAAACTCTATAAAAAATAATCTAAGCCTATAATAAATGAGTGATAAACTTGAAATAATCCCAATTAAACCAGAAATAATTAAAGGCTTGAGAAAAAAAAGAGTATTAGATGAAAGATTACCCGATCCTTATAAAGGTGCTCTTATAGCCATAGTTGCACCGATTAGATCTTCAAAATCTACAACATGGAATAATTTAATCCATAATGAAAACATGTATAAAAATTTATTTTCAGAGGTGTATACAATCTCAAATACGATCGCATCAGACGCCACATCGAGGTTTACATACGCACAATATAAACACACTTGTTATGAAATGTATAATGACAAAATTATTAAGGATATAATAAAAAATCAAAAAGCCAAAATACAAAATGGAGAACAAGACACATCTTTCGCAATTATTTTAGATGATTTACTCGGACAATTTCCTAAGAATGGGCGTAAAGGAATGGAAGCAATAGCATTAGCATCAAGGTTTAGACATTATGTTAGACCAAATTCAGGAGATCCATGTATGATGTTATATTCAACTCAGAGATATTTTGATTTAAATCGAGTAATAAGAAATAATGCTACATGTCTATTGTTCAGTGGAAATATTAAATCAAAGAAAGAATGGGAGAATATTATAGAAGATTATGCTGATACCTTCGGTGGACGACGACATTTTGAAGATATGATAAAAGTCGTTCAAAGTAAGGCTTACCAATGGTTGAATTTAGATCTTACAAAGTCACCACCAATTGCCCGACTAAATTTTGGCAGACAATTGTTTCCATGAATAAAACTTTAAAAATAACTAAATTAATATATTATCTCCATATATAATAAATGAATAACGCAATGCAATATCAAAATGATTTAAGCACCTTGAATAACGACTTTACCTCTATTCATGACCGCTACGCTGCCAAAGTAGCAGGTCTAAAAAATACTGGAATTATTAATCGAGCAAGTGATTTGGCTAAACAGTCCGCGGACTTAGTTCAAAAAGGAACAGAAATCGGTCATAGTGTAGAAGGTGCACTTGGATCTGTTGGAGCAAAGCATTTAGTAGATCAAGTAATTAAGCCCGGCGTTCAAAGAATAGTTAAATCTATTGGAAGCAGATTTGCAGGAGGTAGTTCAGCACCCGAGCCTCCTGTTGTCCGTCCTACTGCAAAACCCTCAGGAGGAAGTAATACAGGTGAAGGTTCTGAATCAGGAGGGGGTCAAGAATTACAACCAACTAACACCGCAAGAAATCCAGACGGATCAGTTAACAGATCAAGAACTAATGTTGAAAGTAAAAATAATGATGAATTTGATGATGAAGATGACGTTGACCCAGTTGAACCTGATGTCCCAACGCCAACCCCAGCATCTTCTATATTAAAGACTACCGCAAAATTAGGAGAAGATGGCTTACCAATTGAAGAAGAAGTCGCAACAGATGTTGCTGCCGCAGATTGGTGGAATCCAGTTGGTTGGGGTGCTGCACTTTTGGCAGTAGGGGGTGGTATTTACTCAGCCGTTGAAGCCGTTGAAAGTGGAAAAAAAGCAGCCGAAGCAGGGGTTCAGGCTGCGAAAGATATGAATGTGCCAATCCCACCAATGCCCAACATTGCCGGATCTTATATTGCCCCAGTATTAAATCAGTATACATAAATTTAGACATGTATGATAACTTTAATTTTTAAAAAATTACTTTAAAAATTAAAATTTTAAATTTTAATATCTACGCTTATATTAAAAGATGTCAGCATTTCCTACAATTCAAAAAGTCGTGAGAACCGACAGACAACAAGACTACATACCACAAGACGAAGTGACTATAATGGTCGACGGAGCAGATCTATCACTGATTAACGGTAAGAACTCATACCTTCATTTTTCCGTTAAACTTGATGGAAACTTTAAAGCAAACCTCGACAGAAACGGTGGAGGCGGTTATTCTATCCTCGAAAGAGTAATGATCTATTCAGGTGACGGTTCAGCACTCCTCGAACAACTTGACGATATGCCTGTATACATGGGTATTCATAATTATTTTGATGAAACAGAAGGACTAGTGAATAGTCGTAATCTATTAGAAGGTTTAGCACCTTATGGCGGAATTCAAAGTCCTTATTTTAATGGTGATACATTAGGAGAACCAGGTTTTACTTTTGTCGAATGTTGCCTCCCTCTATATCAAAGTGGTGTATTATACGGGAACGCATTTCCAGCATTGGCTACAAATGGATTAATGATAAAAATTCAATTAACAGAAGCCATGAAAGCAGTCCAAGCAATTGGAGTTCAAACTGATTATGTTAATGGTTTTGTATCAGATCGTAAAGGTTTAGGTGCTCCTGCAACCGCAGCCGACTTGCCCGCCATACCAGGTGTTCTCGCAAATGGTCCTGTCCCAGCCGGAGAGCCAGGATTACCACCAGATACCCCCTCATGCTTTCAAATTAGAACAGCAATTGCAGCAGGAGCACAAACAACGATTACAGTTATTACAGCCGGTGCAGGGCAACCTGCTGGACCAATCCCTGCACCATTTCCTGCTAATATGAGACCTAATGTTAATGCACCAACTGATGCCTCCGAATTTCCTTGGACGATAGGATCACATGCTTATTATTTAGATGATGCAGGTGTAGTTGTTGATTGTGGTGATATTACTGCCATTACTCTCTTAGGTGGTGTGTATACTGTCACTACAAGTGGCTATACCGCAACTGCTGCGAGTGGTGCAGGGACTCGTAATCCTTGCTGGGTATCCATTAGTAATAATATTAATACTATGACTTATGTTGTTAGAGATTTAGAATTAGTATGTTCTGCGGTTCAACCTGATCCACAATATTTTAATGCTATGATGGGGAGAATGAAAAGTGGCGACGGGTATAGTTTAGATATTTCCTCCTTTAATTTATACAGGAATAATCAATTCAAAGGACAAGTTAAATCTCAGGAATTAATCCCAACTAATGAAGTAAGAGCACGAGCATTACTACAAGCACAAATTTATCCCTCATTGACCTTTACAACCTCCTTTAATCGACCCATGTCAGATTGGTTAAGCACATACCAATATCAAATCGCCAATCGCAATGTCCCCCAGTTAGCCATTTCAGTTGATAAAGAGTATTGGCAGAACTTAAACTCTTGGAATGCTAACGCCGATGCTGAGCGTGTTAAATGTTTAGAAGCATCTAAAATAGATGTGAAAAGTGAATTAGACCCAGCAGGTCATTTTTGCTTTGGAAGAGAAGTCGCAAAAGCAGGACATTCAGCAAATTTATTAAAAAATGAAGTAAGAATTACTCAATCATGGGGTGTGCCCCAACAAATCCCAGCCGGAACAACTGTTAACATATTGCCACAGAAGGACAAACTATTATATACTTTTGTTCACCATTTTAGAAAAATCAACATGAAGCCGGGTAATATTGTAGTTTCTTTTTAGGTGCTTAAAAACTCATAATTTAAATTAATCCTTTAAAAATTAATTTAAATTTTTTTAATATATACTGTTATATTAAAAGATGGCAACAATCAACTCAATCAAACGTGTAGAAATATTTCCAGCAAATCGTTCTCAAAGTAATTCGTGGTCTTACAGGAACGGTAATTCAACTCTAGTCTTCAACTTTTCGGAGGAGGAACAATATATTTTATCAGACACCCTTCGCCTGAACTTTACGATACGACTCAAAAACTCTCTTAACGCATCACCAAATAACAACGGACAAAATGGTGCAGCAGCAATCGAGGTAAGACTTAACTGCAAAATAGGAGCAATGGCGTGCTTTCAGAATATCACAATCACAAATGCTAAAAACCAAACGCTCGAATTTGTGAGATCATTTCCAAAGTTGCTAAGTTCGCTTATGCCAGCCAGAGCAAACTTTGAAGATTACGCAACCCTCATGCAACAACAATTCGGTGCTATGAGTAATAACGAAGCAGAAGGTATGTTAAATAATCATGATTCACAATGTTCTAGTCCTATACTTTGTGGGCTTTTCCTCCAAGGTGATCCGATCCCAATAGGTAGAAATGGGACGGGTGGTTTGTCTATTCGCCTGCAACTTTCCCCTTCCATCGAGGCTTTGTATGGAGCAAACGCTGCAGGATCTTATTATGAAATTATTAATCCTTCTATTACTTGTGCTATGGGTATACCACCAGGAGGAGTTTTACCTAAGATCTCAGCATACCCTTATTTAGCATACAATTCTTATTACAATGTTCTTAATAATGGAGATGAGAACCATAATATTAACATGGGACTTAGATCAGTATTGAATGTATTCTCCAATTTTGTCCCAACAGAATGGATCGCAAATAATACAGAAGATGGTAATTCTACTCCTAATTTAAGAAATGCTCCATATACGGCTGCAAACGACGCACCTATTAGTAGATATACTACATTAAAATCAGGACAAAAATTTCCATATCAATTCGCAGTTGACGAAACATCTAATATTACAAATGTAGGGGGTGTTGCTCAGGCGAATTTTGAAGCACAATTAGCAAGAAATTTCTTATCATCTGTATCTTCACCTATTAAAGATTTAGCACAAACGCTAACAGGTAATATCTCAGAAGAAACTCAGGCTGCACCAAATATTACGGCTAATCCTTTAACAGGTCAAAACTTTAATAGTCAAGGTTATAATGTAATCGGTGTTGGTGCTCGATACGATCAATTAGGAGAAGGTATGGGAGCAGATTTTTCAAAAAGAAATTTTTCACATAGAGTTCAATCCACGCTCGATGGTGTCAGTCCAAATTCAATATATACTTTCGCATTATCAAGAAACATGATTAACTTTAATGACATGGGTGGGATTTCTGTATCCAATTAAAACATTTTAAAAAAACTCTAAAAATTAATTTTAAATTTTTTAATATATACTGTTATATTAAAAGATGCCACAAACTACAATGCCACGAGCCCTTAGAACTGATCTCCGAGATGACGGACTTGGAAACTCTCAATTTATTGAAACACGAACTATTCGTCCCACCTCTGGTTGGAATGGAGGTTCACAAGGTCAAATACGATTTGTGCTACCCAAACAGGGTATCATGGATAAAAACGCATTCGTTAAATTTCAAGTGACCGGACCAAATGTTGCAGCAAGATTGCCCTTATATTCTGGAGCATGGGCTTTAATTGATACTGCCACTTTATATTGTGGTGGAATTCAAGTTGCACAAACACGAGGTGCAGCCCACATGACAACGATGAAACAATTTTACAGAACCCCTCATAATAGAGATAATAAACAAGCAATTAGAGTAGGTTGTTTTGCAGGACAAATGGTCGATGGAACATTAATTGCCGGAGGAGGAACTAATAAACCAGGTCATTGGGGAATTAATACATATCAAGGTTGGTCTTATGCTGTTGGTGGTTTACCAGCAAACACAGACGCCAGAGATATTACGACCGGTTATAGATTAACAAATGCACCAAGCACAACGCCAGAATGGAGAATGATGCTTTCAGACTTATTTCCACTATTAGATCAAAATAATTTACCATTAGGTTTAATTAATGACGAGTTTAGTATAGTATTAGATTTAACACCAGATATCGTAAGAGGACAGCGTAGTGTTGTTGATGGTGCTGGTGCGTGGATTACAGGAACAAATATTATTAACCCTTCATTACAATTAGATCTTATCTTTTATGATGATCCTATTAATGCCCCAACAACCATGGACGCTTTAAGAGCAGACTTAAATAGAGGAGAACAGATTGTATTTGTAGACCACCAATATGTATTACAAAATCAACCCCTCGCACCAGCAGGATTACAAGAAGTTAATGTATTATTGGGTTTAGATCATCAAGTAATTCGTAATATCATGGTTGCAACACCATATAACGATACCTACGGTGCTATCACTACATCGGGAGATCCACTTTTAGGAAGTTATTTTAGTGTTGGTTCTCGCCTTAAAAATACTCTTCAATGCACCATTAATGCTGTCCCAGTATATCCTAATCCATTAGATACTGATGCTAAAATATTCGACCAATTAAGTCAAGTATTTCCAACACCTTATAAAATTAATAGTGCCTCTTCTTCATATGTAGGACAAGTTAACGCAACCACAGGAGCACTTGTTGCCAACCAAATTAGGTATACAGATAAAACTTTATTAGGAAAATCACAAACAAGTTTGGCAGGATTAGGTCATTACTACGGTATTAACTTATCAAGAACATACGCTAACGAAGTAGGAGCAGGAACTGCTGTTGGTAGATCTTCGGTAATTCTTAATTTAACTGATATGCGGGCTGCAACTGATTTAGCAGCGAAACTCGTCCATATTTGGGTATCATGTGAAAGATTGATGTCTATTCAAAACGGTAAAGTTAGAGTTTCAGGTTCGTAAGCATACTAAATTAATTTAGGGGTAAATTCACATTTCTTTCTTTTTATAGAGAATAGTCTTTTTTGTAAGATTACCCCTATTTTTTACACAAAATTTTAATATGTAAAATAAATATATTAAAATTTTTATCTAAGTCTATAATAAATGAGCGAACAAATAGCCGGAACACAAACCTTTCTAATCGAATGTAATCGTGGCAACTCAGTAATAGATAGCACAGCACCAGCATCTAATAATGCTAAATGGGAATCCGAGTGTGATTTTCAATTTCAACGTGGAGATCGTTGTTCAGTAGAGGCTATCATGATAGAATCATCGGGAGCAGGAACACAAGCACAAACAATAGAATTCTCAGGAGAAAATGTTAGAATAGCAGATCGAGAACAAAACTGGACTGATGATACTATTATTTTAGAATTTGGATTTTATGTAAATAATAATGGAGATAGAACTATTAATTTACCAATTAGTTTTAAACATGAGATAAAACAATCAACAGGTTTAGCAGGTAAATCTTTAAAAACCAATTCGGGAATGTGGACTACCGGTCAAGGAGGAAACCC